CAACTTTTTCTTCACGGTAAAGAAGTAATCACGGCCATGATACATGGCCTCAATTCCTGCACTTTCGGTTTTCGCTATAAAAGCTTCATTTTCAGTCTGGTTGCCCTCCACTGAAACATACATCAACATATCTCTAATTACTCCTTCCTGTAAAACAGGAAACACCTTACCCTTCTCAACTCTAAATCCTCTCTTCAAAAAGTCTATCTCCTCACGTGCGAGGAAATCTTTAAGATCTCCATTGTTTTTACTTGGCGGAGTGTATCCCATGCCAAATAATGACTTGAAAAGGATCTGGAGCCTCTTCATAGTAAATCGGCTCTTCAGAGTAGGATGACAAACACTATAGAGAGAATCATCTCCATAGACGACTAGAGTAACGAATTTCTCAAAATGACCTACTTCTTTATGCAGACCCATTACCTTGTATGAGATGGCATGAACTAACCAGTTAACAAAAGAATTGAAAACCGCTGTCAGAAAATTTCCCGATGAATTTTCGCCACTAACTGTGTATATCCTCCCTCCACATATGTGGAGTGTGCTTACCAAGGAATAACACAGATTTCTCAAGCGATACATCTCGGGTGTTCCATCTGCATATTTGTAAAACATATTACAGTACAGGAAGAAGGCGTGAGAAAAATAATAAAATATAGACTTATCATATCTCTCAAAATCTCCTCCTCCCACACAGAAATTCTGATCATCGGGCTTAATCTTCGAATATAGCACTTCCCAATCACGAGAATGTGGATTAATTCCCACTTTCATCCCGGCAGCGCTATGGTGTTTCTTCAAAAGATCAACTAGAGGACCAAATTGTCGTTTCATGACACAGAAATGCTCAAATGAACTCACGCAAAAGGGACGTGGAGTTTCAAATTTTGAATTTGCCGTGGGTCTTAGCTCAGCTTTCAAACAGTCTATTATCGAGGTAGGGACCCCACTGTTTTCTTGGCTATAATCTTCCCATAATTGATCTAAAACAGATATATGTTTGGGATCTATCGTCCTTTCTTCCACGTTAAACTTGTCTCTGCGTTTTTCATTGCGATAGCGACCAGGATGCCCGACAGATGTGCTAGCATCAGCCGCATTAACTTCTCCTGGCACACCCAAATGAACATCGTTCCAATCATATTCTACCACATCTGGTATCGGTTGTCCTCTCGGAATGTGATCGAAACCTCTAGTTAAATCATATATGTTATCGGTCGTTGACATCATATCAATAATCTTTTCGCTAACTACTGGACGTTCTACCACTGTCTCCCATTTCTTCTGCGCTCTTTGTAAAGGCGTACTATCTTGAGTAGGATCTATCCACACCTGAGATGGACTAGATACCGTTTCAAACAAGTCATAAACCTCCGTTCCATCATTGAGAGTACGGGCTCGCATCGGTCCTTTGCGTATAGGATTCTTTTCAGGAATTTTATAAGGTCTCTTCATTGTGCCAACATAAGTAGTTGTAGGCACGCCCATATCTTCCCGAATTATATAATCCGAAATTGGATCTTCAGCGGGAAATTCCATCTGAGCTTCTACACTCGTGGCTAACATTTCTTGTGTAATAACACTGGCCAAAGCATCATCTCCACTTCTGCCAACATGCAAACCCACTATAAAAGGACCGGAATCTAGCGATTTAACATCTATCCACGGACACATACAATCACCAGGCACGCCCCTACCGTCATGGATAACCAGCGCGTGCTTTAGACGAACTTGTACGAGATCTCCTTCTGTATTTCTAATTTGAGTGGTCCATGGGCTATCAGCTATATATGAATACTCCTTAGAGTTAACCACTAACGAAGATCTATCGCCCAACATCACATCCTTGATCATGGCCTTAGGTCCAAATTTAACCATATTTTTAACATCTTTATCTTTTGGAAAATAGTTGGTTATTTTGGTTATACAAGAGCCCCCATATGCGGGGCGATCTACTCGCAAGATGTCAACATCCACTGAATATTGATCTAGCGATGTGCGATGTACGTTTCTCCTTGAAACGTAACAATTAGAATTGGCCTTCCCGCTATACTTATCATGAATGTACATTCCCGAAAATTCCATCGAACCATAAAAATTCAACGCATGTCGAGGCACTAACATATTGTGAGAAGTATAAAACAAGGCCCTAATTTTCACTTTCTTCCCATTTGGGAAACACAAAGTTATTGCCCTCATATTCGTGGCTAACTTCTTAAATCGTTGTCCATGACGCATGTCGAGGCACTAACATATTGTGAGAAGTATAAAACAAGGCCCTAATTTTCACTTTCTTCCCATTTGGGAAACACAAAGTTATTGCCCT